ATTATATAGTATTCTGTTGAGCAAGTAAAGTTTCTTTTGTCAAGAGTTTATACTTGTCAACATTCACCGCAAGAAAAGCACCATACTTGCGCACCTTTCTTGACACTTTGGGATAGATGATATCATCTGAAATCTTCTTGTCCCAAATTCGAATAAAGTCAAAGATGTTATTGAGAATCACCATAGTTTCTATAGTCACTTCTTTTTGCATAAGAAGATTCAGTAATGGTGGAAATTGTCCATCTTCAACTTTAAATAAATTGTTAAACTTGTTTGGGTCTGGGCAGATCTTTTGTAGATCTTCCAAATAAACTTTGGTCATCGAATCCGTGGTTCGTTTCCAATCCCGATAAGTTTCTTCAGCCTGGTCTTCAAGCAATGACTTGGTCCAATTATCGTCACTGTGTACAAAATTAGCAACCAAAAATGGAACCATCTCATCGTCGCGATACTTGCGCGCCAGACGATGGAAAAGAAACTTGTCGCGGCGTTTTTGAAATGCATCTATTGATACTCGAGTTTTGCCATCATACTGAAAGAAGTTATAACTCTCAGAAGTAAAGTGTAGTTTAATCGCCTGATAGATGCAATAAAGATCGTATCCGTTCAAATCTGCCCTCTCTTAAACTTCTCAAGAAGATCGCGCCTCTTGGCTTGCGTCGCTTCGTCAATCTCCACTTCATCTTCTTCGTTATTCTTTTCTGCTTCGTTTACTGCTTTGACTAACTCAGATGCACTCTGAGTTCCTGTAAAGAAAGCAGGAAGCATCAGCCACCAAAGAGATGATTGCGTGATGTAAATCATCACCCCCGTAAATGACCAAACAAAAATATTCCAGATTAATAGTTGCCAAGTCATAGTGGTAGTCTGCTTCCTCGTGGCAAGAATCTCAACTCCATTGCTTCACCTTCAATGATACTCTTCAATGAGTCATTGATCAAACTGGCGGCAACTTCAATCTCAAGATTGTTGCGTTCACAATATGTTGTAACAGCATCCATGTGATCAATCTTTTCTTGAATAGCCAGATTCATAATCATCATAGAGAAGTTATTTTTTTCTTCACGATTTGCCATATTAGATCTCATAAGCACTCAGTGTCTCATTTAGTTGTTGCGTCACGCGAACAAAAGTTGTTCTCTTGCTCAGTTCTTTTAGTTCTGATGCTCCCACATATGTACATGCTGAACGCAACCCACCTAAAATATCTTGAATAGTTCTGCTCACTTCACCGCGATATGGAATCTCTACAGTTTTGCCTTCAGATGCTCTGTAATTGGCAACACCACCATTATGCAGATCCATGGCTGTATCTGAACTCATGCCATAGAATCGATTGTCACCAAATGACGAAGCACCACCTTCCTTGTGACCCGCCAACATTCCACCGAGCATCACGAAATCAGCACCAGCGGCGAATGCCTTTACAACATCCCCTGGAACAGAACACCCACCATCCGCTATGATATGACCTCTGAGACCATGAGCAGCATCCGCACACTCAATAACCGCACTCAACTGTGGGTAGCCGATTCCTGTCATCTTGCGTGTTGTGCAGACAGAGCCAGGACCAATGCCAACTTTCACGATGTCAACACCCGCGAGAATCAATTCCTCTGTCATCTCTGGTGTAACAACATTACCCGCCATCAAAATAACACTAGGGTATCGTTCGCGGAATTTCTTAATGAATTCTACGAACGCTTGTGTATATCCATTCGCGACATCGATGCAAACTTTAATATGTTTATCGCCCACTACATGATAAACATTATCGAATTTGTTTAGATCTCTGTCACTAATACCAAGAGAGTAAACGCTGCTGTTGAGTTTCTTTTTAAAATGGTCTATCAATTCAACATCTTTGAAATGCTTTGTCAATGCAGTCATTGTTTGGCAATTATCTAATGCCACGTCCATGTCAAATGTCCCAACACCATCCATGTTGGCTGCTATAATTGGAACACCGTACCATTCATTCCCGCTGCGAAATTTAAAGTGTCGTTTTAATTTAACTTCACTTCTAGACGCAAGCGTAGATCTTTTTGGTATAATCAAAACATCCTTGTAGTCAAGTTTCACATCGTTTGTAATTCGCATAAAGCCTCAATGATAAAATATATGATTACCGATTTGAGCAATCATTCGACTTTCATCAGCCCATTTCGGGTTAACATAAGTTGCATGAAAGTATTTGGCATTACCTATTATACCGTATCTCTTTTTGGAAATCAATATGCTTTCGGCAATTCTTTGCGATTCACGCCAAGCATTATTGTTACGAACCGAACGCTTGCCTTCACAGACCCAAGAGAACTGACAGATGTTCTTATGTTTCTGATGAACAACAGCACAAACGGTCTTTGGGAATTGATTACTCTTCACTCGGTTCATTGTAACTTCTGCGACAGCAATCTTGCCAGCGCGAGGCTCGCCACCTGCTTCGAAGTAAATGTTGCGCGCAAGGCACTCAACTTCGCGCATGACCTTTTGTTTTCTGTCGAATGATAACTCAAGAAACTCCATGCGAGTGTTCATGTCGAGTATTTGAGTAGCAAGAATGACATTTGCATTTTGCTGAGTTTCCAACTGCACCATAGCTCTAGAGTACATGTTATACGGCACAAACAATCCAAAAAAGAGAGCAGCGAATAAGCCACCCCAGAGCATAAAGAAGTTGTGGTTGCGATCAAAATAATTTTCTACATTACGAAGTATATCTACTGCATTCATGTTAAGTCTCCATTATTGCAGTGGAAAGAAAAGGGTGGTGGTTCGCACCACCACCCCAGACCTTTCTGTTACCGAGCGGTCAACTCTTTGTGCTCAATGTGCTTATTAGGCAGCGAGAGCCATAGGTGTAAATGAATCATCGTTTGCATTTACTAGTTTTGCTATATTATCGTCATTCGCCTGACGAGCGCATTTTGTCTATTACTCACCCTGTCGAAACCTGTCATCCCCTCAGAAAACACACCAAGACTTTTCAAGATGTGCTTTTGGTGGAGATGGGGGTATTGAAACCCCGTCCAAGATGCCTTTACCTAAATGTTTACGCTGTTATTATCCTTGTAAGAGTTGTGGTTTTGTTTGCTCGTTTAATTGCTTCTTCTGTTCTTCAAGATGAGCCTTATACTGCTCATTTGTTAACTTGTGCAATCCAGTGCAAACGCCAGTCGGGCTTCGACCGCATCCACAACCATACTTCTTTGTTTCTGTTACTTCGTTCATGGTGTTATTTAGCGTTTTTTGATCATTCAACGATCTCGCCAATCCTCCTATATCCCTTTGTGGTTGGGTGTACACCATCATTAGAAAGATATGGGATTCGAACAATCCAATCTCCATATTTGTTTGCCACCTCCTCGACTATTTCTTGTATCTCTGGTTTGATGGCAGGCAGTATCCAATATACTTTTTTTGCTACTACTTGACTTCGCAAATCCATCAATTCGTTTTTAGTCTTAATACCTTTATGGTCATTAGAACCCAAACTGATAACTACTGTCTCAGCAACTAAGTCTTTACCTATATATCTGTTAACGAAATCTCTACTGTTGATTCCGCTTTTTGCATACACAGCACACTCAGGTCTCACTTGATGTGTACCTACTGCTATGCTATCACCAAGAATTAAACAATCAATCATGTGTAAACTCCCTTATCAAACCTTTTGCCAATAGGAATCAATATACTTCTGCAACTCTTGACGATGGTGAATTAGTTCTTCGCCTCGAACAATCATAGTCTGGCAAAAGTTAGCAGAGTCTACGCCAATTAAAATGACAATCTGGTCAATGTTGAGACCAGTCATCTCATTAAACATCGTGGCATAGGCTGCACCCTGCATAAAGTATCCGCCGATGTTCTCCTTTTTCTTGAGACGATTGGAAGTCTTGAAGTCGATGACTGACAGTACACCCTTGTACTCAGCGATGCAGTCTACGGTGCCAGCAAGTTTAAGTTCATGAGAGAACAAACGATCTTCAAGGCAATGAATGTTATTGACCTTTTCACTCAACTCTTGCTTCATGCGCACAAAGAGCGACTTAACATTCGGCATCATTTCGACAGAAGAAACATCTTCATTGTTCAGATGCATTTCGAGCACTTTGTGAACACTAGTCCCACGAGTCGTAGCCTTGCGAGAGATCTCGTTGGCTTTCTCATCACCGACTCTCTTACGCCACTCTAGAATTCCTTCCTTGCCATGATCGGCAATCACCGTAGTCACAGACGGATACTTCTCTCCGTTGGGTGCGACATAGAGTCGTTTCCCGTCAGTATTCTCTTGCAAGAGTTGCGGGAAGTCATGACGAATATGATTATACATACCAAGAATTCTCAATCAAACCAGACATAGTTATTATACCGTATTACGAAGCAAAAGTCAAGTGTTTTCTTGATCATATTTGTCAACAGCAATCAGGAAGTCCTTTACAAGACTTGAACGCACGATATCGTCAGTTGTAAACTCTACGCTGGTGAACGATGGCATAGTCTTGGCAATTTGATGGAACTTCCAAAGCCCAGACTTGTCGCCTTGCTTGCGATACAAATCAGTCTGTCTATAATCACCACAGAAGATAATCTTAGAACGATAGCC